AGTTAGTGGATTTAAGAAGGCTACCTGTACAGCATCATATTGGATTAGAAACTCAGGAACGTAAGCTACCTAATGGTAACTCTTTTTACTTACCTACAGCGACTCTAGATGTATCTAGTACTATTGAAACTACTGATGAAGACCAAGTTATCTTTGGCGATTTTATATCATGGATACAAAACTATAATCAGTATATAGTCAGTGAGTGGGATTCAAACGTAGGTAGTAAAGCGGATGATGCCATGAAAGACATAGTCGAAGACTTTGTAGAAGTGGATGCAAGCTAATGAACCATCGTGCTGAATTGGCGATATACAAGTTGCTAGAAGATATACTTGCATCTAAGAAGCAGATGTCTATGGAGACTATTGAAGGTGTAGCATCCGATATAAAGGAAGCTATGGTTCGTCAGTTCGGCTCAAAGAATGATAGGAAGGATTTTAAATTACGTATGTCTAACATAGGTAAACCTTCCTGTCAGCTTTGGTTTGAAAAGAATCACCCTGATAAAGCTTTACCAAGAGGTAATAACTTCTTGATGACCATGATGATTGGTGATATAGTCGAAGCTGTATTTAAAGCATTGCTGAAAGAGGCTAAGATAGATTATAAAGACAGTGAAGAAGTTATGTTACCTCTAAAGAATGGTATCAATGTAAAGGGAACTTATGACTTAGTGTTAGACGATTGCGTTGATGATATTAAATCAGCATCTGATTGGTCTTACAGAAATAAGTTTGAGTCCTTTGAATCTCTAGCTAAAGGTGATAGCTTTGGATATGTAGGTCAACTCGTTGGGTATGCGAAAGCGAGTGGTAAAAACATAGGCGGTTGGTGGGTAGTGAACAAGTCTAATGGACAGTTCAAATACGTGTCAGCTAAAAATGCGGATACAACTAGTGTCTTAGATGACATCGAGAAGACTATAGAGAAAGCTAATGCCAAAGAATTAGATAGGTGCTTTGAGCCAGAGGAAGAAACATTTAGAGGTAAACCTACGGGTAATCTAGTCCTTAATAGGAACTGTAACTTTTGTGCCTTCAGATATACATGTTGGGAAACTTTAAAAGAGTTACCTGCACAGAAGTCATCAGCAAGAGAACCAAAGATGGTTCAGTATATTAAGGTAGCATAGTGTATCCTTCTCACAAGGCAACACGTGCTGCGTATAAGTATGGGTATAGGAGTGGGCTAGAGCATAAGGTATCACTCTATCTAGAGGAACGTAATCATAAGTATGACTACGAATCTATTAAGATAGAGTGGGAAGACCTAGCCTACAGAACTTATACCCCTGACTTTATATTAAGCAACGGGGTTATTATAGAAACAAAGGGTAGGTTTCTAGCTAATGACAGAAGGAAACATTTAGCAATTAAAAAGCAACACCCTAATTTAGATATTAGATTTGTGTTTGAGAACAGCAGACGTAAATTAAGTAAAGGTGCAAAGTCTACATATGGAGAATGGTGTATTAAATACGGATTCCGATATTATGATAGAATCATACCTGAAGATTGGCTCAAAGAAAAAGGTAAAAATAAACACCCTAAACTGATTAAGTTTGTAGCAAAAAGAATAAGGAGAATAAAATGATTAGCGATAAATACTTAGACGATGAAGACTTTGTTATACAAATAAAACCTCACCTAGATTCTAAAGGCTGGACAGGAGATGTGTCATTAAATATTATGGTAGGAAAAGATAACCCGTTAAGTGATGATGACTTTGAAGCTATGTTAAATTTAACTAGGCAGATATGTTCTACTGTTCCCCTGATGGAACATAATAAATTGTTTAGAGACGCTGTTGAAGAAGAAGCAAATAAACACCTACCTATTGAGGATGTTTTTGATATACCATCCAAGCCTACATCAAAGGTAGAGAAAGAAGAAGAAGACAATGTAATACATATTACATTTGGAAGAGAAACTAAGCATTGACAACGTCATCGGACTATGATAAAAAGCCTATGAGACATCTAGAATACATGGCTTACAGAGCAGAAAGGGAGAAGCAAATGGAAGAAGATATGGTTAATAGTCCTAAACACTATAACAAAGCGGGTATTGAAACCATCGATGCCTTAGAAGCTATGTTAGTTGATGGGTTTGATTATTATTTACAAGGTAACATAGTTAAATACCTATGGAGATTCAGATATAAGAATGGTGTAGAGGATTTAAAAAAAGCACAGTGGTATCTGAATAAACTTATTGAGGTCTACGATGATAAAAGTTAAGATAATGATGACACTTTCCATAGACCCAGATGAGTATGCTGTACCTGCTGATGGCGTGGTTAGTGACGAGATTGAAGAATACATAAGAGAAGCCTTCCATGAAATAGAAGGAGTAAGAATAAACAATATGAAATTAGTTAGCGAGGATATATAAATGATACAAAACTATTTACCAACCGACTATCAAAACTTTATAGCACTCTCTCGCTATGCAAGATGGAAGGAAGACGAACAGAGGAGAGAGAATTGGGGTGAGACAGTAGACAGATACTTTAATTACATGTCTGACCACCTTAAGAAGAACTATTCGTACACTATTACTAAAGCTTTAAAAGATAAGCTTACAGAGCAGATAATGAGTTTAGGTGTGATGCCTAGCATGAGAGCCTTAATGACTGCAGGACCTGCTCTAGACAGGTGTCACGTGGGTGGTTATAACTGTAGCTACATACCCGTAGATAGTCCACGTTCATTTGATGAATGTATGTACATTTTAATGTGTGGTACGGGTGTAGGTTTCTCTGTTGAAAGAGAAAGTGTAGACAAACTACCTGTAGTCAATGAGCATTTTGAGAAGTCATCTACAATAATAAAAGTAGCTGATAGCAGACCCGGTTGGGCACGTGCATTACGAGAGTTAATATCTTTATTATATGCAGGACAAGTTCCTACATGGGATGTATCTGAGGTAAGACCTGCAGGTGCTAGGCTAAAAACATTTGGTGGTAGGGCATCAGGACCTGCACCTTTAGTTGAGCTGTTTCAATTCTGCATACAGAAGTTTGAAGGTGCTAAAGGTAGAAGACTATTTCCTATTGAGTGCCACGACCTTATGTGCAAGATAGGTGAGGTTGTAGTTGTGGGTGGTGTACGTAGGTCTGCTCTTATATCTCTATCCAACTTAGGTGATGACCAAATGAGACACGCTAAGTCAGGTCAATGGTGGGAGAATGAAGGGCAGAGGGCACTAGCCAATAACTCTGTAGCATTTAAAGGTAAGCCTGAGATGGGTACATTCATGCGAGAGTGGACATCATTATATGAATCTAAGTCAGGTGAACGTGGTATCTTCAACAGACAGGCAGCCAAAGTTAAGGCATCTGAGAATGGTAGACGTGAGATTGAACACGAGTTTGGTTGTAATCCCTGTAGTGAAATCATATTACGACCATATCAGTTCTGTAACCTAACTGAAGTAGTATGTAGAGCTACGGATGACTTAGCATCTCTAACAGAGAAAGTACGTATGGCTACTATATTAGGCACATTACAATCTACTCTTACTAGCTTTAAATATTTACGTAAGATATGGAAGGATAATACAGAAGAAGAAAGATTATTAGGAGTTTCCCTAACAGGTATCCTAGATAATAATATCTGGACAGAAGAAGTTCTCTCTATACTAAGAGAAGTAGCAGTAGAAACTAACAAGAAAATGGCTAAAGAGTTAGGTATACCACAGTCAACTGCTATCACTTGTGTAAAGCCAAGTGGTACAGTCAGTCAGTTAGTTGACAGTGCTTCAGGTATTCATGCTAGACACAACGACTACTACATCAGAACTGTACGTGGTGATAACAAAGACCCACTCACACAGTTTATGAAAGAGAGTGGTATACCAAATGAGCCTTGTGTTATGAAACCTGATAGCACTACTGTGTTCAGTTTCCCAATGAAGTCACCTCAAGGTGCTGTTACTAGAACACAGATGTCTGCTATTGAACAGCTAGAGTATTGGCTAATGTTCCAAAGACATTGGTGTGAGCACAAGCCTTCTGTTACTGTATCTGTTAAGGAAGATGAGTGGATGGATGTAGGAGCATGGGTGTATAAGAACTTTGATGAAGTATCAGGTATATCCTTCTTACCATTCAGTGACCATACATATGCTCAAGCACCTTATCAAGATATAGATGAAGCAAAGTATTATGCCTTGTCACATGAGATGCCTGAGTCAATTGATTGGTCAAAGTTAGCAGACTATGAGAAGGAAGACACTACATCAGGTGGTAGAGAACTAGCTTGCACAGCAGATGCCTGTGAAGTAGTTGACTTGACATCTAATTAATGTTAGACTCTGCTGAGTTATTATGGTGGCAATGGTGGTTACTTATCGCCATTTCCATCAACACAACTATAAACTTAATCGTGTTCTTTAAAGGTAGGAAGCTACACATAAGGGAACTATTACATCTTAAACCTAAGAGAAAGGGAGTTACACATGGAAAACCTAGCACCAAGTAAAGAGAACAGAAAGAAGTTTGATATTGACCTAGAGTATGGGCAAGTGAGAGAGCAACTTGTAGCAGACATGTTACAAAACAAAAAGATAGAAGTTAAAAGTGAAAGAGATATGTGGCAACGTACAGGTAACATTGCCATTGAGTATCAGTCTTATGGTAAACCAAGTGGAATAGATGCAACTGAATCTGACTACTGGTTTCATAATTTGTGTGTAGGAGAAGATACTTTTTGCACATTGGTATTTAACACAGAGAGTTTAAAGAAGATAATAAAGAACTTAGATTATAAGAAGTCTGTCTCAGGTGGAGACCACAAAGCATCTAGAATGTACTTACTTAATCTACAGAAGTTATTTTCATCTGATGTTATAAAAGCATTTAAAGGAGCAGAAGCATGAGAGATATGATAATTAACGCAATAAAAACTAAGATGATAGGGCAGATGAACGCACACATAGCTAACGTAGAGGTTATGCTAACCAACCCCGTTGGTGCAAGAGACCGTGCAACTGTGATAGATACTATTGAGAAAGAGATGTCTGCATTAGAACATCTTGATGGAAGAATAAATATACTAATAAAATATTTTGAAAGGAGTAAGGAAAATGCAATCGAGAGTCAAGAGAAAGAGAAATCCAAATCTAAGTAAGTATGATGCTCCCTTAAGAATACAATTTGATAGAGGGTTCAATGCCTTCAAGGGTAAGCAATATGTGAAAACAAATGGAGATGCTAAAATAATTATGACAGAGAATCCATATAATCCAAACACTATGCAAGCAAGGGAATGGTTACGTGGGTATAACTCTGCATATGCACAACAACTTAAGAAGGTAAAGAATGTCGAAACTAGAAGAAGAAGCGAACAAATACATGAAAGATAAAATAGTTATAGCAGAGATAATGACTGCTGAGTTCTACGAAATGAAGGCAGGACAAACAGCCATCTTCCCTAAAGACAAAGCCCTAGAGTATTTAGCTCTAGGGTTAACAAGTGAAGCAGGTGAAGTAGCAGGTAAGGTAAAGAAACTTATACGTGATGGTGAGGATATGGAAGGCTTTGAGTTGAAGAAGATTGCCATAGCATCAGAGATAGGTGACGTACTTTGGTATTGTGCTATGATGGCTAAAGAGGTAGGTGTTCCATTGAATGAGATTATGAAAGAAAACTTGAAGAAGTTACATAGCAGAAAGGAACGTGGAACATTATCAGGTTCAGGGGATAATAGATAACGTTAGTAGGCAGTAGTCTTATCTGTAAGCACTACTTAGACTATTGCCTATAGTTTTTCCTATATAGAAATGATTAGTTTCAGGCTCGTCTTTCTGCATCTCCGCAACCGTTTTACCATATTTATTTTTATAGTATTCGTCTGCTAACTTCCTACCAACCTTACTCATCCGTGTCCATTGTGCCCTATCAAAGGGAGTAAATCTTTTACCCGCTTTAGTATTTTCTTGAATAGCTTCAGCTTCACCTAATGTTTTAGCAATGTCTCTATACAAGCTTAGTTTATTTTTAATGGCAGCCTCTTGCTTAACTCTTGAAAGACCCTTGTAATAATCCGATTCAATTTCATTGGCTAAACTATCTGCTACTAGCTTACCCATATACTTTTTAATGTAGGCATCAGCTGCTT